ATCACAGTAGGTAAAAACACCGCAGCATCAGGACACGAAAATATAGTAGGTGCTGACTTAACAGCCAACACAGTATTTTATATTTCACTAACCTACAGCGCAGCATAAACACACCAAACCATACGCCCACCGGACGGTAGGCACAGACAGGAGCAACACAAATGGCATTAACTAAAACAGTAGCAGAAGACAAGATTGAGATCGTAGGTGACTTTAAGTCAGTACAAGTAAGGACAGCCACAGTCATCAAAGAGGATGGCGTAGAGTTATCACGCTCATTCCACAGACACGTTGTAATGGCAGGACAGGACTACAGCAATGAATCTACAGAAGTCCAAGCAATCTGTGCGGCTGTGCATACTGATGCGGTAGTGGCGGCCTACAACGCTTCATTAGAAGAAGGTATTTAATCATGGCAGTAACTTGGACAATCTCAACACTAGAACGCAACTCATCTGATGACGGTGTAGTTGTAGCACATTGGCGCGCCTCAGACGTAGATGGCGAACACTCAGGCAGTAGCTATGGCACTTGTGGCTTTACACCTGATGTAGACGCAGAAGGCTTTACGCTCTATGCAGACATCACAGAAGCTCAGGCTATTGTCTGGGTAAAAGCTGACGTAGATGCTGACGCTATTGAAGCCTCTATAGCCTCACAGATAGAAGCGTCTAAGGCTCCTGCTGTAGCCACTGGAGTACCTTGGTAATGGAGTATTTATTAGACCTGTACGTACTTGCAACAAGCCTAGTCAGCGTGGCTAGTGTTATATGTAATTACACAGAAACTCCAAAGGATGACGTATGGGTTGCTAAAGCTTATAAGGTTTTAGAGCAGTTTGCATTCTTAGGCAATAAAGCTAAAAACTAAATGCGTTTGATTCTAAAATGTTTCTTATTGTTTGTCGTTACTTGTTTTTGTACAGCACAAGAAACAGAGCCAATGGGCGATACCGACTCAACGAACAATCAAGATGGCTCTTTGAATACAAACACTGTTGGCTCAACTGTAAGTAGTAATAACAACAGCAAAGATGATTCAGTAAGCAACACTTATAACGGTGCAGGGTCTAGCTCCTCAATGCCAGTAGGCTCTGCTATTGCCCCTTCCTATATGTCTAATGGGATGGAAACGTGCCTACAAGGAAGTGGGCGCAGTATTCAAACAGGGCTAATTGGATATACAGATGGCTCTTATGAAAAGGATGTGGACTGTAACCGTAGGCGTGATGCCAAGCTCCTAAGTGACCTCGGAATGAAAGTAGCCGCGATCAGCCGCCTTTGTCAGGGTTCAGTTGAAACATTTAGAGCCATGATGATGTCGGCTACACCCTGCCCAGTGATCGCCAGTGGGAAACTAATAGTAGGTAAACGCGCTTTTCTTTTGATGAAAACACAGCCAAACCTATACATCCCAGATTACGGTGAGGTGCATATGTCAAAACATGCGCTAATAACGAAAAGACCAAAGTTTCCAAAATACACACCAACGCAAAAGTGGTACAACCAAATACTAGGAATTGGAGTGACAGAAAATGAAGAAAATGAAGAAAGCGGCTCTGACAAGTCTGTTTCTGATATGTTCAGGCGTTCAATCAAGTGAGCTTGATACGCTGATAGCAACTAGTAGCGCGATTGTAGATCAGATTAACAGCGGCATTATGTTTGTTGGTGGTTCAATTAACGCGGCTCAAACAGGCATGGGTATTTCTAGCGGTCAACTTTCAGGTAACTACTACATTTCTAACGAGCAAGTAGCTAATTACAATGCGGCACTAACAGGCATGGTCAATTATATGCCGTATGGATCGGCAGAAGATTACGCGAATCAACAAGCTCAAAATGAAATTGAGCAAATGGAAGCGGCTATTGAAGACTTTACGACTGTCGTTGTTGACATGCTGTCAGTCCAAGAAGTAGCGGAACGTGCTGAAGCCGCAGAGACTCCAGATGACCAAGCTGAAGTGCAAGACTATGTAGCTCAGAATGATCTGTCTGTTAGCCAAGATGATGCTGATACCTACAACCAGAGTCTTGACGATATAGAAAACCACGCCAATGCCGCAGGAGCTTTCTTAGCTGTAGCAGGAAACCCAGAAGCTGTTGCGTTTCTAATGGAAGGTGCAATGGCTAACAACACTCGCGTCGAAGATAACGCTTTAACTTATAGCTCTGCAAATCAAGTTGTAGAAATGGCATGGGCTAACAACGACACAGTAAGCAGTATTTATCTAAACGGCCAAGGTGATTACGGCTTAGACATTTACGCAACTGAAACTACTATCTTAAATACTGGCTATGAAAGCATGTTTTATAACAGTGGCCCTACTGCATTGGGTTTTAATTGCTTTATGTATCAAACTGATTGTGACGTAGGCGATGAAACGTGAGTCTTGCTGAAACTGAACTAAACATTGGCGGCACATCTTTCAAAGGTGTTTATATTGCTATCTTGTTTAGCCTTGCGACTACTCTTGGCGGTGGTGTGTGGACAGCTAGTAGCCTGTATGCGAGACTAGAAGCTGTAGAGGTTGTAAGCATCCCAAACATTGTGCCACTAGAAGAGAAAATTCTTTTAATAGAGCAAGAGTTACTCGCTAATGATGTCTCCCAGTTACAAGGAAAGCTTGCGGCTTTAGGCGTAAACCTTCAAACAATTATAGATCAGCAACAAAAGTTGTTATTAATTGATGACAATGTTACTTCGCTTGACAAAGAAATTGAAGCAATGAAGGCAACGGTAGCAAAAGCAGAAATCGTTACAGAAAAAGTAACAGGCTTTGAAGCAAAAACTATAGCTATTAAAAGAGAAGTTGAAGATTTATGGTCTGCAATAGACTACCTCAGCAACCCGCTTAAATAAAATTACAAGGAAAGTACAATGATTGAAGAAACTAAAGAAATGGTAGACGTAGCCGCGGCTTCAACTGCGGTATTGACTTTAGCCGCGTGGCTTCCTCCGACTGCTTCCTTGTTTACTATTGTTTGGTTAGGCTTACGTATTTATGAATCTGACACAGTACAGAAAATTATTTTTGGAAAAGACTTGACTTCTAACAAAAAATAGTGTATAATAATATGAGTATTTTAACTTCATTGATAAGTCCTATAACTAGTCTTTTAGATAAAGTTATTGAAGACAAAGACACTAAAAACAACATAGCCTTTGAACTAGCGACTATGGCAGAGCGTCATGCTCAAGAGTTAGCCAAAGGTCAGTTAGAGGTCAATAAAGTTGAAGCGGCACATAAGAGTTTGTTTGTTTCTGGATGGCGACCTGCGATTGGTTGGATATGTGGATTAGCTTTACTTTACTCTACAATCTTAGCACCCATCTTAGGCATCTGGTTCACTGTCCCTCCTGTAGATAGTTCATTGCTCACTAGCGTACTTATGGGTATGTTAGGTCTAGGAGCCATGCGTTCTTATGAAAAGAAAAATAACGTAGCGAGAAATAACTGATGGCAAGGTTTCCACAAAGTTTTAACGGAACTAATAATCCTTTTGCTAGTACTTTTGACGAGCCTGAGTTTGAAGTCAGGCCTTCTCCTATAGTTACACCTACGCCTAAACCTGTAGCACCTGCGCCTTATGATGATAGTAATCCTCCTGTAGCTCCTAGAACAACACCTAAGCTTCCTGTAGCTCCTGTAGCTCCTGTAGCTCCTGTAGCTCCTGTAGCTCCTGTAGCTCCTGTAGCTCCTATACTTTTACCAACAAGAACAACAGACGGTTTGTTTTCAAACCTTACACCTAAGCCCACTCCTATAGACCCTTGGGATGATTCACAGACTACAGCGCCTAAGCCTACTGACCCTTACACAGTCCCTAATAATGACCCTTCTATCTTTGAGGACACTACTGCACCTACTACAGATGACGGTTCAGGAGTTATGGAAGGCTCTGAGCCTATTGAAGACACGCAACCATCCGCTGAAGAAGATGTTTTTAACATTGTTGATTGGCATTCTGGTGTATTAGGTGGGGAAGATTTCGAATCTCAACTTCAGATTAAAATGGACTACGCCTTTAACAACTTTGATCCTAACCGTGGAGAGCTAGCGGGGACAAACTTTGAAGGTTGGGCAAGAGATCAGTTAATTGGTTTACCTTTTTTAGAGCTAGTTCGTGAACACAGTCTAGCACAAAGCAGTCCTACAGCGACTACTTTTGAAGTTGATTACCCTTACGACTATGACGGTGATAACTTGTACATGAAAGTCCCTGAAACGGGTGGTAACACGGACATGTACCAAGGCTTTAGCGATGAAGATAGAGAGCAGTACAGAGATTTACAAGATCGCGGGTATTTCCTTGATATTTCAGGGGGCGCAGCGGGTGTAGGTGAGTACACCATGATGTGGTTTGAAGACCCTCCAGAGGAAAGTACGTGGGATACTTTTTTAAATAATCCTATAACTAACATTATTGCTATGGGCATACCTTTTGGCACTGCGGCACTTACTGCGATTAAAGCGGCTAGTGGGCATACTCTTCACGCTTCTGATTGGGCTAGTTTAGTTGCAGGGGGTTTGGAAGCATCAGGTATTATTAAACCTCCTTCGGTAAATGCAGGCGGTGTAGCAGTTAGCGGCACGGGTTTAATGGGTACAACTTACGAACAAACACAAGCTATTATATCAGCCGCAGGAGCAGGAGACTTTAGTGGTGTTATATCTACTATGGTTGGAGGAGACTTATTAGGTACTTTAGGGTTTGATGAAGATACTATACAGGGGTGGGCCGATGCAAGCGGCCTAACTACAGACGCTATAAGTCAAGGTTTGACAGGTATTTTGTCAGACGTAGCCACGGGTATAAGCTTAGAGGAAGCTGTTTTAAACAGTGGTGTAGAGGTTCTTATTGAAGACTTCCAAAACAACGGAGAACTTAGCGAATCATTATTAAACAGTATAGACGGCCTAAGTACTATGTTGGAAGGTTGGGGAGACGCTTTAGATGGCAGTGTATTAGCACCTTTCCTAGAAACAGTAGGCAACGTTGCAGACGCGTTACCCATAGAAGAAATGATTGAAGGTTTCTCTGACATTACAGGTACGTTAACTGACGCTGTAGCTGATGGTCTAGGCGCAGTAACAAGCGGAGCTATGTCTTTATTAGGTAACTTTACTGATGACCAATCTGGCTTAACAATGGAAGATTTGGTTGTCAACATAGGCAACGCTACAGGCGATACTCTTGAAACAATAATGGATGCGGCAGGTATTTCTTTTGCTGAGTGGTTAGAAGCTTCACCTCAAGAACAACAGCAAATGTACAATCAACTTAGCAATTTTTACTCTGACATTACTGATCTGTTTGATCAAGAGCCAGACTTTACACCTCCAGATGTTTCAACTATACCTGCAAACGGAATAGACGGCATAGATGGTGTAGACGGTGTAGATGGAATAGGCATAGACGGCATAGACGGCATAGATGGTGTAGATGGTGTAGATGGTGTAGATGGTGTAGATGGTGTAGATGGTGTAGATGGTGTAGACGCTAATGTTGAAGAGCTTTATAACACGTTTGAAGGTATTTTTGATACTTTAACTACCGCCACAGGCTTAAGCATTGAAGATTTAATAAGTGGTGCAGGGACTACATTAGATGAGTTAGCTGACGCTACTGGTGTGTCTATTGAGGAGCTACTAGGTGGCGCTGAGACTAGCTTGTCTGACCTTGCTGATGCTACAGGTCAAACTATAGAAGAACTGTTAGACAATGCAGGGACTAGCTTAGAAGAGTTAGCTACTGCTACGGGTACTTCTATTGATGAGCTTATTAGTGGAGCGGCAGGAAGCTTAGATGATTTAATGTCTCAAACTGGCACCTCTCTTGAAGATTTAGTAGGTACTGCTAGTACAAACTTAGATGACCTAGCAACTGCTACAGGTACAACTTTAGAGGATTTGTTCAGTTCTACCAGTACAGCAATTACTGACTTAACAGATACAGCGGCTACTAATTTAGATGCTCTTGCTGAAGCAACAGGCACTTCAATAGATGACTTAGTTTCAGGAGCAGGTACTAATCTACAAGACCTAGCTGATGCTACGGGCTTGACTATAGAAGAGCTTTTAGATAATGCAGGTACTAACTTAGCAGACTTAGCCACCGCTACTGGCACTAGTATAGACGATTTAGTAAATGGAGCGGGTACTTCTTTAGATGAACTAGCTGAAGCCACAGGTACTACAATTGATGATTTATTAACTACAGCAGGGACTAACTTAGCAGAGTTACGTGACCAAGCATCTAGCGATCTAGTTGACCTTGCTGATGCTACAGGTACAAGCATTGATGATCTTATTGACGGTGCAGGAACTAGTCTACAAAACTTAGCCGATGCTACAGGTCAGACTATAGAAGACATGCTAGAAAGCTCTGGTACTACCTTAGCGGAACTTGCTACAGCTACAGGCACTAGTATAGAAGATTTAGTAAACGGAGCAGGGACTAACTTACAAGACTTGGCTGATGCTACAGGTCAGACTATAGATGACTTGTTAGGTCAAACAGGTACAGCTTTAACTGATTTAATTAACGAAACTGATACTGCTTTAACAGACCTTACAGAATCAGCAGAAATAGACTTAACTAACTTAACAAACACTGCCGCTGAGTTGTTAGATTTACTATCTACTACTACAGGTACAAGTATAGAAGATTTAATAACAGGCGCGGGTACTTCTTTAGATGATTTAGCTGAAGCCACGGGTACTTCTATAGAAGATTTATTAGGAGGTGCTGACGCTAGTTTAGCTGACTTATTAGACATTACTGGTCAGTCGTTAGAAGATTTATTGTCAAACACAAACATCAGCTTACAAGACTTAGCCGATGCTACAGGCGAAACAATAGCTGACTTAACTAGCGGTGCGGCAGGAAGCTTACAAGATTTGGTTGATGCTTCTGGACAATCTATAGAAGACCTAGTAGGCACTGCTGAAACTAATCTACAAGATTTAGCTGACGCTACCGAAGAAACTTTAGATGATTTAATAGGTGTTACAGGTACTTCTTTACAGGACATGTTAGACACAACTGAAGAAGCTATTGGTGAGCTTACAAGCACGTTGGAAAACTTAACAACCGAAGCCGCTACTACTTTAGATAACTTATCTAACGCTACAGGGGAAAGTCTTGAAGACCTTATAAGCGGCACGGGTACTACTTTATCTGACATGGCTGAAGCTACTGGTCAGTCTATAGAAGATTTGTTAGGGGGTGCAGAAAGTGGTTTAGCGGACTTAGCTGAGGCTACTGGTCAAACAATTGAAGAGTTATTAGAAAGCGCCGGAACTAGTTTAGAAGACTTAGCGGAAGCAACAGGGTCATCTATTAACGATTTAATTAATGGAACCTCAGGTACGCTAGAAGACCTAATAGACGTTACTGGAGAGTCTATTGATGGTTTAGTCGGTACAGCAGAGTCTAACTTAGATGACCTATCTAATGCTACAGGTCAGACCCTTGAAGAGCTATTGAGCGGAACAGGTGATGCCTTAGAAGACATGTTAAGTTTAGCATTAGGTGGCTTAGGTGGTATATTAGGAGCTACTAGTGCAACCGCAGACAGTATGTTACAAGCCGCAGAAGCAGAAAGACTTACAAAGTTAGCCTCAAGAACTACAGATGATTTGTTTGGAGATATGTTTGAGTTTGATACAAAGATTGAAGATACTCAAGAACTTGTTGATTTTTTATATACAGAAAAAAGGAATAGAGGATGACTTACCTACAACTAGTAAACAGTGTTTTAAGAAGACTACGGGAAGACGAAGTATCCGCTGTCTCACAAAACGCTTATTCTAAACTTGTTGGGGAGCTTGTAAATGAAGCCAAGCAAACAATAGAGCAAACTTGGGATTGGACAGCACTTAGGACTACTAAGGCTATCAACACTTCTCAAGGTACATATACCTACACAATTACTGGCTCTCAAAATCAAATGAAAATACTTGATCTTATTAATGATACAAGTAATACATTTATGCAACGCAGAGGCTCTAGTTGGATGCGTAACGTATATTTGAATCAAGATGCTCCTGAAGGGTCTCCTCTTTATTATACGTACAAAAGCGTAGACAGTAACGGAGATAATACGTTTGATGTCTATCCTGCTCCTGATGGTGTCTATTCTCTTAATTTTAATGTTGTACAGCGTACTCCTGATTTGTCAGCGGATACGGATAGAATAACAATACCTAACCACCCTGTTGTTTTACTTGCAACTGCGTTAGGTGCTAGAGAGCGAGGAGAAACAGGCGGTACTAGTGCTGTAGAGCAGTTTGGTTTAGCTGACAGAGCTATAGCTGATGCAGTGGCTTTTGATGCCGCACAATTCCCTGATGAAACTATTTGGACGGCTGTTTAATGGCTCAACAACTACAACCGCTAACAATTGCGGCCCCAGGATTTGCGGGGATAAACACACAGGACTCACCTATTGGTCTTGATCCTTCCTTTGCGTCAATTGCAGACAACTGTGTTATTGACCAATTAGGTCGTGTAGGCGCGCGTAAAGGCTATGAGCCTGTAACAACAAACGGTGCTAGTGTTTTAGGCACAAGTAAAGGCATTGAGACTATATTTGAGTTTACTGAATATGACGGTTCTATTACTGTTTTTTCAGCGGGAAACAATAAAATATTTACAGGGACAACCACGCTTACTGATGTTACACCTAGCGGTACAAACATTACAGCAAACAATTGGAAGATAGTATCTCTAGCCAATAATTTGTTTTTTTATCAAAGAGCGCACAAACCTTTACTTTATGATGGAAGCGCACTAACAGAAGCGGAAGACGCTTCTAACGCCTCAGGCACACAACCACAAGGTAATGAAGTATTAGCGGCTTTTGGTAGGCTTTGGGTTGCTGATGTAACAGGAGACAAACACACTATTTATTTTAGTGACTTACTACATGGGCGTAAGTGGTCTGGTGGTTCTTCAGGTAGCCTTGATGTTACTAGTGTATGGCCTACAGGTTATGACGAAATAACATCAATAGCGGCACACAATGATTTTTTAATTATCTTTGGCAAGCGGTCTATTCTTGTTTACAGTGGAGCAAGCGTTCCTGCAAACATGACCTTAGCGGATACAATTGCAGGTGTTGGTTGTATTGCAAGAGACTCTGTTAAAAACACAGGTGTTGATTTAGTATTTTTATCTGAAGATGGTGTGCGTAGCTTCCAACGTGTTGTACAAGAAAAATCAATGCCTATGCGAGACATAAGCAAAAACGTGCGTAGTGAGCTAACGTCTTTAGTTAAAATACAGAACTCACCTATCAAAGCACATTACAGTGCTGATGAAGCTTTTTATCTGTTATCTCTTGAAACGTCAGAGATTGTTTATTGTTTTGATATGCGGTCTGCATTACAAGATGGCTCACACAGAGTAACAACATGGTCTGTTATTAATCCACTGTGTTACGCTTTAACAGCTAATGGTAATACTTACATAGGTAAACCAACAGGTATTGTTGAGTACAGCGGATACTTAGACAACGCAGAGAAATTCCAAATGCGTTATTTTAGTAATCCTGTAGATTTTGGTAATTCTTCTAACTTAAAGTTTTTGAAGAAATTTAACTTGACAATTATTGGTGGTCAAAACACAGAAACTGCTTTAAACTGGGGTTATGATTATTTAACAGATTACAGCAAACAATCATTTAATTTTGGAACAAGTAATCTAGCTGAGTATGGTATTGCAGAATATAATGAAGCCGCTGAATATTCCTCATCTATTATAATACAAACACCAAAAGTAAACGGATCAGGTAGCGGAAGCGTTGTTACCTTTGGCATTGAGGCGCAAATTAATGACGCGGCTTTTTCTATACAAAAAATTGACATATTAGCACTACTTGGGAGATTGATATAATGGCAAATGGGTTTTTAACTGATTTATTAAAAGCGGGAGCAGGTTATTATTCTTCGCAACAAGGAATCGGTGATGCGTTAGACATAGGTAGAGGAGCTTTAGGTGCGGCTACGGAAATGGGACAAACAGCGATAGGTACGTCTGCTTTTAAACCTTTTGCTGTAACCACGGGAACAGGTAGCACAGCCGTTGATGCTACTGGGGGCTTTAACTTAGGTTTAAATCCTCAGCAGTTGGCACAGGAAAAAGCCATGCAAGCCCAAGCAAACACTTTGTTTGGTAATGTAACTGGTGATGTGTCCCAAGCCTCTAGTGACCTGTACGGTCAAATTAGAGGTTTACAGATGCCTGAGGAACAACGTAGGCAACAGATGCTAAACCAACAGCTACAAGCCCAAGGTAGGGGTGGTTTACGTACTTCACAATACGGTGGAACTCCAGAGCAATTTGCGTTGTCTAAAGCTCAAGAGGAAGCAAAGAATGCCGCGGCATACCAAGCTAGATCACAAGCTTTAGGTGAGCAACAACAGCAGTTAGGTTTAGGTACAGGATTATTAGGTCAAAGCTATGTACCACAGCAACAACAACTGGCGGCTTTAGGTATGGGTGGAAACATGGCTAATCTTGCAAGCACAGGTGGTAGAACTGGCGCACAGCTACAAGCACAGTTAGGTCAGTCTGGTTTACAAGCTTTGCTACAGGCACAGCAAAACGCAGGGGCTATGAGACAAGGAAGGAATCAAGATTTAACAAGCCTACTTTTAGGTAGTGGCTCAGGAACCAATGCTGTAGGTGGCTTACTAACGGGTGGTAGTGGTCAAGATGGCTCAAACTCTAATCCGTTTACAAATGATAGTTTTTTAGACCAGTTGTATGATACCCCCCAATGGCTAAAAGATTTAGACCCGTTTGGTTCTAGTGGTTGGTTATCAGGTTTATTTGGTGGAGGAGGTGAATAATGGCTGATTCAATAGATTATGCAGGAATGCTTACAGGTATTTCCCAAGACCCTAATCAGCAAGCAACAGCTTTGCTAAGTAAAAATGCTTCAGGCATGGGGCCTATTGGACAAGCCGTTCAAGCAGGTCGGCCTATGTATCGTGAAATGGCGCGTGAAGGGATGGGAGGACTAATGGGTAAGGATTTACGTAGTCCTTCTCAAAAAGTACAGGAAGAGTTAAAAAAACTAAACCCTAAAGACCCAAAAGACCAACCTAAAATTGTTCAGCTTTTAAGTACAATTGATCAACAAAAAGCTTTTGAAATAGAAGCTCAATTTAAAGCAAAACAAGAAGGTGCAATAGCACAAGACGAGCGTAGGTCTACTTTAATACAAGCCGCATTAGATTTAGGTTTAACATCTACTTCTGAGTTGTTGCAAAACGGTGGCGATATGGACAAAGCCGCAGAACAAATAAGAAAGCAGGAAGAAAAAGATGTTGTATCTCAGCAAGGACGCAGAGGTAAAAAAGCCGTCGCTCAGTCAAGAAACGCAGGAGAAGCTATTGAAAAAGCTATTGATAGGGGCGAGTATGATGGATTGTCTGTGTCAGAGTTTATTAGTACAATATCAGGTGAAGAAGCTGACCTTAAAGTCTTTAATGATGCTAAGGGTGTTTCTAGACCTTTTCGTATTAATAAAGCGGGTAAAGTTTGGAACGACGAAACTAAAAAATGGGCGTTCCCTTCTGAGTTAGGTTTGACACAAGCTCCTCAGGTTACTAAACAGTTATCAGAATCTAATGCTTATGCTAAAGCTTTAACTGTAGGTGCCGCTTCAAATTTCTTAGAGCTTAATTCAAAAGCTCGCGATGCTGAAGAAATACTAAGAACTAATAAAGAGTCTGTGGCTTTGTTAGATAGAGAGGGAGGCATTAAAACAGGTTTTGGTGCTGAGTTTTTCCTTAATGTGTCTCGCGTAGCTAAAGAATTAGGAATGGTTCCTAAAGATATGGATAATATTGCGGCTACTGAGCAATATCTAATACTTAGAGCAGAACAGTTAATGAAAATTATGCCCGCTTTTGGAGCAGGTTCTGGCCTTTCGGATTCAGATAGGGAAGTAGCTTCTAAAATTGCTTTAAGAGACATAAGCATGGACGAAAACGCTTTACGTGCTTTGCTTAGATTAGAAGAAAAATATGCTCGTGATTTAATAACAAAAAGTAACACAGCACTTGAAAGGTCTGTTGCAATAGGTAAAGGAGGGTTATCTCCTGAATTAGCTGAAAGCTATTATATTCCATTACCTGCTAGAAAAGGGTACTCTACTCCTCCAAACGCGGCAAAATATCTAAATCTCCTCAATAGGGAATAAACATGGATTATACAAAAGAACAATTACTTACTGCTTTAGATGATGCAAATAAAGCAGAAGACATATTGGCTGTTGATGAACTTGTAGGCATGTTAGATGCTTTAGAAGCCTCCGCTCCAGTAGAAGGATATGACCCTACCGCTTTTACTTCTGGTAAAAACTATAATAAAACCTTTGGTGCTATGGGTGCAACTATTGCTGATGTGCCTGTTTTTGCAAAAGAACTAGGTCAAGAGTTTGATGATCCTGCTAATCCTGAAAAAGTTTTTGCTTTTGGTGCTTCTAAGCGTGGTTTATTAGGTACAGGCTTAGACCTACTAGGACAAGGCGTTAAACTTTCAGCTATGCAGTATAGCGACATGATACCTGATACTGTTGAAAAGAAAATAGTTGATAGCCTGTCTGAAACAGCGAGGGTTGTTGCAGAAAACCCTTTAATAAGTGCAGGGCTAGAAGCGGCTAAGTCAAGTTTTAATGCTTACATGGAATGGAAAGAGGCTAACCCCCGCACTGGTAGGGCAATGGAAGGTGTTTTTAACACCGCTGAGTTGTTTGCTCCTCCGTTAACAAGGAAGCCTGTTAGGGATACGTCACTTATACGTACACTAGCTGACGAACAGTATGCAAGATCAATACATTTAGAAACAGGTCAAAGAAGAGATTACTTAAATACAGTTATTGAGCCTATCTCAACAACAGCTAACGATCTAAAAAGAGCAGAACGAATGACTCAGGATGAAAAAGGGCGTAATTCCTACATTCCTACAGAAACTGAAGTTGAGATGGTCAACGTGCTATCAAGTATTGAGGATATAAACTCTAAAAAATCTTTTGTTGCTATAAAAGAAGTACTAGAAAAAGAAGTGAATACTACACACAATAGTTTAAATAAGTTATTACGTAAATCTAAGTTTAAATTTAATAAAAAAAAGCTTGAGTCTGATCTTAAAGTTAAAATAGACATAGATTTAAATGACAACCCTGTGTTAATTGGGGATGCTAAGGCTGTGGCTACTAAAATATATAACAAAGCATTAAGGCTTTTAAAAGAAGCAGACGGCTCTCCTGCTAGTATAATGGACGTTCGTAGACAGTTAGACGATTGGTCTAAAAAAGCAGGTAAGTCATCTTATGATGGAACTGAAAATGCTTGGACAGTATCTCAGCGATTAGTAAGGGATTTTTTAAACGAGTCTGTTGCAGAAGCTGTGCCAAACACTAAAGTTTTAGAAAAACTACGTAGACAGCACTTGCTTTTAAGAACTAAAGACCGTGTGTTGCCTAAAGCGGCACAAGAAGCAGATACTAGCATAGGACGTACTGCACAAAACGTAAGCAATGCTCTTGATTTGTCAATGCCTAAAACTATGGTAGGTAAAGTAGCTAACGTAGGTATAGTTGGTTCTGTATTAGGCGGCGCTGCTTTTGTAGGTGCTTTACCTGCTTTAACAGGACTTGCCGCTACAGGAACTTTAGGTTATGCAGTGTATCGCGGTAGTGTTAGCCCTAGCTTACGTAGAGGTCTTTCAGCGGCCTTAAGAGAAGTAGATAGTGTCTTAGGTAAAAAAAGCCTTGGAAATGAAATGCGTAAAGCTTTGCAAACTGATCGTGCTATGTTAGTAGAAATTATGAAACTACCCACTGCTCCTGAAGGTGCTGATGACGATATGGAGGCGACAGAATAAAACAAAAAAGCCCCTTAGGTTTCCCTAGGGGGCTTTTGTATACTACAGTATACATTGTAAACTATAAGAAACAATACGCTACACTATTTCACATGTACCACCCGCACAGGCTAACTCTTGACTGCCTGTTGTGTTATCCTCTTGTTCAAACTGTTCAAGATCAATCCAATCTACACCTTTAGGCATTTCTGCTAGTAGTTTTTTATATTCATCAGCGGTAATGTCCTCATAAGGAGCTTGCTGATAAACATGGTCACTCACTGGCAACAAACTAATACCGCTACAGATGTCAAAGTTATCCCATATCCACTGAGCAACTTGCAGGAATTCATCATCTGTATAATAAACAGTGATGCTTGGCTTATGCTCACACCAATGGTTCTGGTATGTCTTCCACAAGGCTAACTGTTGCATTGCACCTACTTGCTTAACTGTTGTACTAGACTTAGGTGCTTTCACAGGGAAGCTAAACACAGAGGAGCTAGGTGACATAACATCTTGCTCTACTGGGAATCCTTTTGCTTCCATAAAGACTGCAAGTGGGTCTTTCTTATCGCTACGTACCCTTCTAATGTAGTGCTTAGAGAAACGAGGGTGTATCCCAGAAGCACTGTCAACAAGCTGAGATACAGTACCGCTTGGCTTAACAGCCGTAATAGCTGTAGACTGATTAATGCCAAGTTTTTCAGCCCATTTTTTATTAACTTTAACAGCAACATTCTTTAGTTCCTCTAACCACTCTACGGTTTTATCCGATGCTGTGCCGATAACAGGGTGATCCATAATTCCTGTCATGCTTACACCCAACAATGCTTCCTCTTCTGTGTTCTTCTTCCAAATATTCCTAAGGTATCTAAAGTCAGTTAATGTAGCCTGTAGTGTGCCTATCATAGCCGCTACTTCTACCTTAGCCTTAAGCGTCTTTAGTGTATCGTCAGCACGTACAACCACCTCAGATAAATTGCAAAACTGGTTAGATCGTAAAATTATCTCCGAACATGGATTTGTCCCGAAGTCCTGCTCTGCATCCCTACGACCATTGCGACCTGCAATCTTCTGTGCCGCTACACGACTAAAGATACCACGCTCACCTGCTTTAGATTCGTACATAGTCTGCATCTCAGACAAGAAAGATTCAAAGTCAGGCTTCTCTGTGTACGCTACGCTGTTGTTAGCCAATGCACGTTGTCCTTCATTCCTCCCCCAATCACCAGACTTAGCCTTAGCCATACGCTGATCCGACAGGTTAGACAGGCTAATCAATGCTGAACGTCTAACTCCACCTACAACGACAATATCAGCAATCTTACATACGATGTCGTGGCACTCAATGGATGTCAGCTTGCGACCTTTAGCTTTCTGGAAGACTTCAATGCAGAAGTTAAACAAGTCCACCAAAGGCTCTGGGCCTGACGCACGACCACCAAAGGTCTTAAGTCTTTCACCTGATCCTCTGACTCTGCTTACGTCCCACTGAGGTATCTTACCTGCGTACAGCATAGCGATCAACTCACGGAATGCGGAAGCCCATCCAATCTTACTGTCCGACACTACAATGAGGCTGTCGGTCTTATGGAATGTCTCAGCAATCTCTGGTAGCTTATTGATAAAGTTACGTTCAACACTAAAGCCCACACCTGTACCGCACATAAGCACGTACATAAGCTCGTCAAAAGAGCGTGGAGAGTCTATGTGCAAGTAGCTACAGTTAAACCCTGCTACGTTGTCTTTGTCTAAGGCCACCCCTGCTGTCATCATGCATCTCATGCTAGGCATAACTTCTAGGTTATGTATTGCATCGTATAGCTTCTGTCCTTCCTTGACTGTAATCTGCTCACGATCTCTCCAGAACTGTACATAACGAAACACTGTCTCACTCCATGTCTCTCTACGGTTATGCTCTGGCATCCAACGTGCGTAGCGGCTCTTGTGTATAAACTGTTGATACTGATCCATTAAGTGTTCTCCTCTGTAACCATTATGGTTAATTTGTCTAAATACCACTGTGCTTTCCGTAAGTCTTCCCCTTGCTTACCCTTGTAGTCATAACGCCAAAGGTACTTCATGCAGTTGCCCTTGAGATAGCCCTTAAAAGCTACTGAGGACATGGACTCTTCAATGGCTTCTATACACTCAATGTTTCCTGTGTTGTAGTGTATAGGTCTGTTGATCACACACTCTCCCCAATCAAGGTCTTGAGTACAACTTTCCTTTACTATCATCTCATGTGCCTCCTCCATTGCCGCGTCAATCCATTTGTTATAAAGGGGGTCTTGCACTTTTTCCTCCTTTTCCATAGCAGGGTGTTCTTTACGTAGTCTGTCCCACTCAGCAGGTGTTGCGTCATTCAGTCTCATCAATCATTTCCTCATCTTTAAAGTCTTCAGCTATCTCATCAAAGTTTCTGATAAGCCTATGTTCAAAAGCTTCTAGCAAGTCCTTGGTACTAATGTCTAACAACTCAAGAACCAATAACTCATCTACATTTATTATAATCTTTTCTTTAAGTTCTTCAAGTGTTAAGGACATGGCTTCTTCTTCCCTTTAATATACTTTGTCATTTCCTTTGCTGTAGCAACCGTGTAGTGCTTAAAGTTATTTTTCTCACACCACTCGCCCATTGTAATCTTACCGCCTTTCCTTACCTTCTTGCTTGGGTTGCTGAGGACAAACACTAGTTCCCAGTTGTCGAGACTATCTCGCACCGCTGTATACTTCTGTGTATCACCCGCCCTAAAGAACCCTTTACACTCTATCAATACCTTCTTGTCTTCATGTACAAAGTCAGGTATGTACTTCCTGTGTGTCGTGTAAGGTAAGCTGTAAGGCTCAAACTTATACTGACCGTCTAACTTCTCTGATAAGTTTTTCTCAAGTCCTGATCTAAACTGAGACATCTAAAGTATCCTCTATCGTTAGCCTACGAAAGCCACCCCAATCCCTACGCATGTAGATCAAGTTCCAACATACCTCTAGCCTGTCCTGCCAATCCTCAGGGTGAGCCTTTTGCCATGCCTCTTGTACCTTAGCAAGCATGTCAGGCTTACGGACATCAGCTAGAAGCTTCTCTGCTCTCTTAACGCCAATGCCTACAAGACCTTGAATTTTATCAGTAGAGTCTCCTGTAAGCATCTGTATGCACATTTTATAATAGCCTTGGTCTTTACAAATGTGGTATAAAGTTTCTTTGTTGAAGTTATAATGCCAACCTTCTACCATGTCAATGTCTTTATCTATGTGAGCTATGACAAAGTGTTCCTCAGCGTCCAATGCTTCCTGCGCCCAAATGCTTACTATGTCATCTGCCTCACAACCGTCTGACTTATGGTGGCCTAAGCTGTAGGCGTACTCATTAATTGCCTTGCGTCTTTCCGTAAGCTTGGGATCAGGGTCTTCTTCGCCTTGTTGTTTGCGGTTGTTCTTATAATCCTCAGCTATCTCATAACGAAAGTTACCTGAGCCTTTGATAGCTACGAACACTTCACTACTACAAGTGTCCCACCCTATCTTCTCTATCTCCTCATCATAATACTTATTAGCTGTCTCTAAACTAATGTCCTTCATTGCTATCCGATAGATAATTGAATCAGCATCAATAAAACATTTGTCAAAGGGCTTACCTTTTGGTTTAGTATTCATGTATCACTTCCAGTATTAGCTCGTTAGCTATAGCAGGTGGGATTCTAAACCACTCGTTAATGTTGTCGCACTCCTTGGCTAGTCTTGTGTGTGCCGCTGATTCCCCTGCTCTCCTATCGTTTACTTCATAAACGTACAGTAAAACATAATCTCTAAAGGGCGAGGACGTTTGATAATTCTTAAGCCTGTCCTGTGAGTCTACAGCCATGCCTACCTTTACCCACTCAGGCCACGCTTTGTTAGTAATTATGTAAACCTCACCTTCCGCACTGTCTTTGTAGTTTTCCAAAGAACTAAAGGCCGCTTCCTCAAACCCTTTGTATCTTCCTGCCTTGTACAGGGGGTGAGTATCAGCAATCCTTTCACCATTTACATACATATGCTTTTTCTTTTCTGAATTAATCTTATCTAGCTTACGTCTTAAAGTGGTTGCTCTTTCTTTAATATGATTTCCTGATTCAATACTAGTTCCGCTTTCTGGATAATAATACCACCACTCTCCTCCTTCAAACTTGTATCTCTCAGGTTTTTTTATCTTATCACCCATAGGATTAGCAGGTAAAAGATTAGTGTGTGTCTGCCCAACTATTTCCAACTTTAAAGTCTCCTGCAAGGGGGCAGTTGAGTTTGAAATGGAGTCCTGCGGCTTGCATACAGCTTGTGGCAAGTCTCCCAAAGACATCTGCTTTCTCTTCTCTAACCTCTGTCTGGATTTCATCGTGTATGTTTCCTATAAAGTTATAGTCTATACCCCATAGTATAGCATATTCGTTAAGTAAGCACAACGCTTTTTTCATTACGATAGCACCTGCTGATTGCAACAAGGTATTCAGTGCCGCGTGTTCTGACCGTACATAGACCCTTCTTCCATCCAAGCCATAAACATAACCTCTTCCTGCCGCCATGCCAACTCGTTCTCGTAATCTTCCAAGAGATGGCGTATTTCTAAGGAACTTGTCCTTAAGTCTCTTACCATCCTGTCTAGTTCCTCCAACGATACTTCCGATCTTGGCATCTCCTGCCCCGTAAAGGAAAGCGTATATGAAAGTCTTTGCCTGATCTCTAGTTTCAAGGCCTGAAGCCAACTGATTTGCCGTGTGAATATCTCCCGTGAGAATTTCATTTGTGTATCCCTCGTCATTCATGTAGTGTGCTAACATTCGCAATTCCAAGCCGCTTGCGTCCATACCTACCAGTTTGTAACCCTCTGGCACAATCCAAACGTCCCTGCACTCTCTGCCGTAAGGTGAGTACACCGCAGGAATTTGACCCATGTTCGGACTACTATGTGTCATGCGGCCCGTCACAGCACCGTTGGAATTAACATACCCATGCACCCGCCCGTTGTCCTTAACAGCCTCCAACCAACTCTGTACCTGTGCCACACGCTTCTGTATCATAAGATACTCAGCAATCAACGAGGCTTCTGGTATTCCCTTCACTGTACTTAGCACTGCCTCGTCAACGATGGCCTGTCCTGTCTCAGTGAATTGCTTAGGTTTCCAACCGTAATACTGTAGGTGTCTACCTATCTGCTGTCGTGACCCTAGATTGAACACAGGGAAGTCTATGCGGCTAAAAGGTGCTACTGCTGTTTGCCATTGCTCACCAAGGAACTTGAGTCCAACAACAGAGAGCGTACCATCCTTCTTAATCTTAGGAGCAATCTCTTTGATAAATGTCGGTAACGGTTTGAAAACCTTATGTACTTCATCTTCAAGGTCATTCTTCTTCTCCTTTAATCTAGCTAATAAATTATATGACTTCTCTTGATCTAAGAGCCATCCTGTTTTGATTTGCTTGCTAATAATATGCTGTACTTGATGCTCAAGGTCAATGCTTTCAGGCTTAAAATCCTTAAGCTGTAAAAGTAATCTCTCGTACACCAACGTATTAACCCTAACATCCTGTATGCAATACTCCAACATATCAAACGAAAATACATCCCAAACATTGTGATCTCCTTTGGGGCAATTAAGCATAGTCCCCCAGTTATCTAAGGAATGACCGCCCTCTCTTGAGGGGTTTGCTAAACGAGACATTACCAGTGTGTCAGTTATTTTACACTTGCTAAAGTCTACATCTAATAGTCTTTCCAATACAGGGATGTCGTACCCTATAAGGTTATGCCCAATCAACTCGCACTCGTCCTGCTTTTGTAACCACGTTATAAACTCTGGCAATCTGTCTCCTGACCAAGTTAGGGAATCACTGTGTCCTATCTGTCGCACAACAATACACCACACCGTATCGGGTTCAAGGCCATTGGCTTCAATATCAAGTACAAACTGTTTCATCAAAAGTCCGACTCCTCACCCATTGGACAGCTTGTTTCCACCATACGTCCTGAGTCCTTGTCATAATAAAGGTAGCAAGCAGGGCCAGTGAGTCCAACAAACCGATTCTTGAGTACACGAACAGTTGTTGTGTTCCGTGTCTCAGGGTCTTTGTGTTGCTGATCTCGTTCAAGTCCAATAACAATGTCGCTAAGTTGCGCGATTGCCGCTGATCCTCTGAGTTCTCCCAAGCTGATCTTACCGCCATCTTCGTGTGCCTTTGAGCCGCTAGGTCTACGCAGGTGTGATACTAGGAATAGCCCTACACCTGTCTCTTGTACTAGCTTTCTAAGGTTAGTCATAATGCTGTCGATAGCCTTACGCTCGTCCCCATTGTCCTGATCGCTAACCACAATGCTGAGGTGATCTAGGATAATCCACTTGCAGTCCAAGCCCTTAGCCATGTAACGTATGCGGCCTAACAGGTTGTCCTCGCTTGTGGAACCCCAGTGATCAAACAAGAAGATACGGCCTGAACCTAACGTCCTGTCCCAATAGCCCTTCTTCTCTTCCTTGCTGACAGTCTTGTCTAGGTGTAACTGCTTGTTAGCCTCAATGGACATGATACCCAACGCTGTCTTGGGGATGTCCTCCTCCAAGGCTAGGATGCCAATGTTGTCCTCAGTAGCACCTAGCAGGTAATGCTCTAGCTCCCTGACTATCTGAGATTTACCCATGCCAGAGCCTGACGTAATGGTGACAAGCTCTTTCCTACGGAAGCCGTGGGTCATCTCATTGAGACAGCCCCAAGGGTACAGGATGGACTTAACATCAGCCTGTTCCATTATCATGTCCCAAGTATCACTGCCTGACACAATGCCATCGGGTTGGTACGTCTTAGCGTTCCACCACTCTTTGACAAAGCCCTGCACCTTGTTAGCCTTGAGCATATCCCCTGCGTCCTTCATGGGCAAGGTGACATTCTTAGCCTTGTTGGGGGTGAATAAATCAAGGACTGACTTGGCCGCCTCCTGTCCTGCCTTGTCATTGTCAAAGCAGATTACAACATTATCAAAGGACTCTAACCATTCAAGGTTTTCTTTAATGTCCTTTGATGCTCCGCTTGCGCCACTTCTAATGGAGACAACGGGCCACTTACCGTCGAACATTTCGTGAACTGCAAGTGCGTCTGCCTCGCCCTCTGTGATCGTAACGTACTTACCGCCACCCTTGAAAGCCTGTTGACCGAACAACCCAACATTGCCAAACTCCCCTGTTGCATAAAAACCCTTGTTGTCCACAATTCGAACCTTAGTGCCTATGGGCGTACCTGAGTCCTTGTCATGGTATGGATAGTGGTGCTTGACAATTTGCCCCTGTGCGCTGTACTCAACCGTTACGCCATACTTTTGTGCTATGGCTTGACTGATTCGCCTGTCAGGGATTGCCGCTACTACTCCTGTCATCTCTAATCGCCTCGCTCTACTTGGTGTTACATTTATAACCTGACCCGTGCCTCTCTCGTAGTGGTCACAACCGCCTGTAAAACAAACGGCGTGACCATCGGAGTACCTTGCTAGGTTGTCCTGTGAGCCACACGCAGGGCATGGCTCATGTTTAACAAAAGTGGATGACACTTCTAAAACTCCCCTCCACCAGTATCTTCCGCTACCTCTAAGACCTTGATCTTGTTCAGATAGGTTGATACACCGTGTACAGGATGCTCTTGACCCTCAGCATACAAGACTCGTACCTTAGACCCTCGACCTATTCGACCCTTAAAGGGCGACCCCTCAGCGTCCAAGACAGGCACATCATACTTAGTGCTAAACTTGCGCTGTTTGACACCTTCATACTCTCGCATCTTGACACCCTTAGAGGATAGATCATCCGCGGTGGTATCATCTAAAGACAATACAATAGAGAACTTACCAGTTGATTGGCCCTGATACATTTCATGCTCATCAAGATTCTCAAACGCTAATAAACCTTCTAATACTGACATAATTACTTCCTTCTCTTGTGGTTATGATCCATACCTTAGGATCGTTTGGTTAATACTATAATTATATATTAAATATTTTCCCTTTAATACATAAGTATAGTATAACATGAATTAGGGCATAACCTCAATCATTTAAAGTTATGCCCGTTATTCATATAATAAATACCTAACCCTCCAAGTCTGCTAATAGTTCTAATGGGTTGTCTAGCTTTTCAAGAATCGTATGCATAGGGCTGTCTTCTCTTAATGCCTCCGTGGACGCACTAAGGCAGTTAGAGCATAACTCTGAATAATCCCCCGTAACTCTGTCAATACGCTTTAGCTCGTATTCATTCATAATCACATCGCACGCTTTGCATCTACTCATTTGAACACCTCGTTATATCTCTTTGTCATATTCTCATATGAATTATTATAATACTCATCCGTCATTTGCTTAGTTACTCTCGCCATTAGCTCAGAGAGGGGCATACAGTATACTTGATACTCTATAAGCTCATTGACCATGTTCTGTGCCTCTGGCTCTATCCACTCGCTAGGCTCGTATTCATAGCCTATTAACTCTTCCTTTATTTTACTCATAATAATCTAGTTCCTCAGTGGTGTAGACATAACCAAAAGTAATGGTCAGTAATGGTAACAATATCACAGTACCTTTGAAGGGTAAAGCAGATATTTCCCCGCTGTTTGTATTGTAGACCCATACAGGCCGACTATCAGCGAATTCTATATCTATGCCCGTGCCTGATCTAAGTTCAATATTAAGGGTATTCTTACCTATTTTACAATTAAACATTGTTCGCCTCCGTTAACATTGCTTTAGCTTTGAGGGACGCTATAGCCGCGTCTATCTCCCATTTCTGCATAGGTTCATACTCGTATGCATCGGGCAACTCTTGGGTGTCGTGTAGGTCGTCACCGTGGAGCCAGTCCCGTGCATCATCATTCCAACCACTCATAAGTCACCCCCAAGCACTACAACTGCCATTGTGTACAATATAAGGGCTATTACAGCCGTTCCAAGGCTTAAGAGTGCCCAACCTACCGCATCGACTATAAACGTCTTACGTGCCTCTCTGTGAGCTTCTCGCTTGTCCATCAATATCTTTGCTTTATTCATTTTTTATTCCTTTTGTCGTGTTTTTCTTGGATAATTTTCTCTGACTCCCATACTGCATAGAGTCCTGAGGCTATTAATAGTACACTCATTACTGCCATGATTCAACCCCGCCTATGATTTAAATATCGACCAATACGTATAACTCTATGAGCTTTAGCTACTGGCATCCCGTAGTATTCCGCGTCGTTCTCACCGCGCATATAATCGTCAATACTCATGCTCTGCCCCTTATATCACCTTCAACATTACCGCCAACATCACCTTTAACACTACCGCGAATATTACCGCGAATATTACCGTAAACATCACCGACAACACTACCTTGAACATCACCGATAACACTACCTTGAACATCACCGATAACACTACCTTGAACATCACCGTAAACATTACCGCGGATATTACCTTTAACACTACCGCGAATTCCACCTATAACAACCCCCGAACAATCTTCATCATACGTAAGCCCGATGTTATTTTTTACAAACTCCAATATCTCACTGTCTGTTAAGATTCTCATACTCTACCCCCTTCGTCATATTCATTTTCTGCATCGTCTGTAGCAATGCGCGTAATGTATCCTAACACCTGCTCTCGCATAATGCGCCCTAGCTCTGCATTATCTTCTGCAAACAGTGCTAATTCATTCAGCTTCATATCTAATTCGGTTAACTCTTTATCTTTCATTACTCTCTCCTGTGATTTAAGTATCGACCAATACGTATAACTCTATGAGCTTTAGCTACTGGCATCCCGTAGTATTCCGCGAATCGTTCAACGGTCAAAAAGTTATTGAACCAATCAAGGTATAGCGTTTCTATTTTGTTTTTCATATTATCCCCCCACTGCTATTATATCATTGAATTCTAGCACATTAGCACTAGTCACAAAGAACGAATCAGACCGTAGATTGTCGCTTGCACGTTCCTTTTTGTTGCTACCCTTGCGCGTCAATGTACCGACCACGTTG